CATCTAAAATTTGTGTATTCTGTGCTTCAGCTTCTAAGAATGAAAGCACACTATAATATTCTACTTGATTAATTCGTTTTTCAATACGACCAATATCGCGCATAGTAAATCTACGCTGATCTATGTATTCAACTTCTACTTCACCTGGATTTAATGTATATGCAGGAATAGTTAATGTATATAAATGCATTGCATCGGATGGAATATTTGGTTTTTCTGGGTAACGTGATGGAACGCCAGGCGCAACACCAAATGTACCAGCAGAATTTAAATAAACTTTATCTATTCTTGGTAGATAGAATTGAATATCAGTTGAGAATTGTGTACCTTTAACTGGAGCATTTGATATTGAATTACCTGTTCCTGTAAAGTTACCACCAGCATCTGCTACGCGTGGTCTAAAGTCAACACAAGCTCTTAATTCTAAATCACCAAGCTTAGGAATGTCTGCATAATCGATTTGACCAGTGTATGAATCAACTGTGAAGAAGTCTCCTGTTGAATGTGAGAAGTATTTGTATGTAACAGTAAGTGCTACAGCCGCAGTATAGTTTGATGTGCTCTTTAATTTAACATGACCTACATCATAGTAATCATCTCTTTGTCCTGTATCTAATTCGAAATGTTCAGTAACATCAGTAGAACCTGAAGTCTCAACAACAGTTACTAATTGGTGTACGTCAGCATGACCAAGTGCTTGACCTTTTTCATATCCAGCCGCTGCACCATCATATCCTCCAGTCACACCAGCACCAAAAGCTACGGATGTATTTGCAGATAATGTTTTAGTCTTATGTGTTAGAGTTCTAACCATAGGTGCAATTAATCTTACTGTATCACCTACAGCACCATCACTGCCGCCACCGCCTAAATCTCCAGTGGTTGGTAAGCCATCTATAACAACATTCGGTGGAGTTGCATTATTATCAATTGTAATATCACCAACTAAAACTTCTTCACCGCCATCACCATCATTAGTATCATTTATTAGAATCCAGTTTGTATTAGCTGACTTAGATCCAAATTGTTCACCAGTAGCTGCCGCAGTAAATGTTGCGGTACCAGAACCTGATACTGTAGCCGAACCAACGATGCGATTAGTATTATAACTAAAGTCATATACAGCAGATAAGTTTGGATCTACTTCACCGTTAAGTGTCTTAATTCTTTTATATGGTAATTCATATATTAATGAGTCTGGACCAAAGTTGTAAGTTGCAATAGTCGCAGCAAAAGCTGTACCTGCCGCTGTACCTTCTTTGTCATCTAGTTGAGTTGCAACTGCCATACCAGTAGGATACGTTGCTAAATCAAGAACAACTTCAAATATATGTATTCTATATCTTGATCCAGCCGTTGCACCATCACCTGAAACACGTTCAATCGAACGAGCTCGGCAAGTACCAATTTCATTTCCACCTGAATTCTCAATAGAGATTTTGCCGAATGTAGTAATATCAGGAACGCCGGTCATTGCTGTGACTTCAATATAGTTATTGTGTGTTACCTCTGTAAGCTTATCTGAAACAACTTCTGATGTTCTTGCTCTGTCAACGGTTACATTAGTAGTTGATAATGTTTGGATTTCATAACCTCTTACATAAGCTTTAGAAGGCTCAACAGCAAGAGTTAATTTGGTAGCATCAGGACTTGCTGCTTGATGTGTTTTAACAAGAGCTTTAAATGGATTTACATAGTAGTTACCAGATTCGTCAAATGTTCTACGAGCTAGTTCATCTTCAAGGTGATTATAATCTGCGGTGCGAGCATTCTTAATAACAATGCCTTCTTCTAATCGAGCTATAAGAACAAAGTTACCTGTTGTCGCATTAACTGCTTGAGTAGATAATACTGCTGTAATAGAATAACGATGTGCACCTGGAGCTGATGCGTTAGGAGTTCCTGTAGCATTATCGTTTAACGATGCATCAGTACCTGAACTAACAAGAGCTTCAGTGACAAGTAAGCCGATATCAAATGACACATTGCTTGTATACTTAGATAATATAATTGTCTTAGCCTTAGCTACAACCATATGTTTCTTAATATAATATATGCCATCTTCTAGTGACACAATAGAGCCAAAGCCTGTAGGCGTATTTGCATTAGCATCATTAGAACTTGCAACAGTCGCTGTCTTACTTCCTGTTGCTGTTAATGAAGCGCCTGATGCAAATACTGCACCAGATATATATTGTACCCATATTGTTATAGAGTCATCACCCGAAGCTAGAGCTGCATGGATAACTTTAGCAACGTTTGTACCATCGGTATATTCAGTACCAACTATATCGGCAACTAAACCGGTGTTACATGCTGATAGTCTTACATAGTCAAGTTTATTATGCAAGTGAAGTGCACCAGGAACAACAACCGAACCTTCTTTAAATATATGATCTCCCGTAGAAGATAGTTGATGTTGTAATGATGTTTGTAACTGAGTTAACTCTCTTGCTTGTACAGCCTTACCGGGTCTGAATAATACTCTTTGGTATTTTTCTTTTGGGGATAATCCATCCGCTCCTGCGGTTTCAAAATCGTCCCAATATGGTTCTACGTTAAATGAAATTGCCATGTGTCTGTCCTATTTAAAATGCGACTACTAATCGTACTGTTTCTACTTGATCTGTTGCCCTGCTAGTTGCTGTTTTATTCTCGATAAACATAACATCACCTGAATGATGGTTAATTAAAGGTGCTGTTACTGCTGTGCAGTCTTGTCCTGCAATTGATGTGCCTTCTTCACGAATATAATCTGAAGCAGTGAATGCTACAAAGCCTGTAGCTTCGTTTTGTATATAATGTAATACACCAGAGGTGGCATTATATTCAACAACAAAAGCCTTAGCACCTGTTATAGTACCTTCAACAACTTGGTCTGACGGGAATGTATTACCCGTAGCAACCGTTAAGCTTGAACACGTATTATATGCTGTAGCACTTGCTATAGCACCAACGGTACCTGTACCAGTACTTGTAGTAGCTATTGCTTTAAATACAGTTCCAACAACATAATCAGCTGGTGCTCCAGCAGTTGCCCAGTTTGCAGCTGAGCTATTACCTAATGTTAAGATTTTATAAAATTGACCAACAACCATTGAGCCAGCACCACCGATAGCAGTTGAGCTAGCGGCTAATGTAGTTGGGTTTTTCAAAATAGCTATTTGTCTAAAGTCGTTTGCATCAGGAATAGAAGCTGATTCATCACCAGTAAATGCTTTATTAATTGTTACATAGTGTGCACGTAAATCATTAGTAGGGCTAGCGCCGTATCCACCTGGAGGACCAATGACTGGTCTTACCGCACCACCAGAACCACCACTTACGCTTACTGCAACAGTCGCGTGAGTATATCCTGTACCAGCAGCCGTCATCGTGATGTCTGTAATAACACCTGATGTAAGAGTTGCCGTAGCAGTAGCACCTGTGCCGTCACCTGTAATAGTTAATGTAGGAGTACTTGTATAACCTGTACCGCCCGCTGTTATCTTCATATTATATATTGCACCATCGATAGCCGCTTGTTGAACACTCCATTGATTTGTCAATGCAGTATCTGATCCAGCTACCGGAGCTGATTCAATAAGTCTAACTGGTATAAAAGTAGATGTTAAGAATTTTGTTACATCCGCTGTTGGGACAGTGAACATATATTTCCATATGTAACCATCTGATCCTGAGTGATTTAAAACTCCAGAAGTTTGTACACCTATTATATCCGGGTTAGTTGAGCTTGTTCCTGCTCCTGCTTTTAAGCACATATATACGTTGTTATTATCTGTAATAACAAAATACTTTTTGCTTTCAATATTTGTATCTTGATCGTCATACTCGATGTATGTTGTACCAGATACCCATAAGTTTCTTGTTGCGCAATGAACAATATCTGTTGCGTCTAGTTTCTTCATGGCAAACATGTTTTCCCATAAAGTGTTGTTTGCATAATCATTTTCGTATGGAACCGTTGGAGAGGTGTCGTCTGCCCAAGCATTCGGCCTTCCCAGTGCCATATAGAATTGGTTAGCTGCAAGACTATCTACGAACTTATTCGTTGTATCTAATCTAAATTTACTTGTAATAATTGCTGACATTTTATTTCCTCTGTTATATGTTTATGAATATGTTGATGTACAATCTTGCACGTAATAAGTTATATCACTATTTTGGTTTACTCCATTTACTATATATGGTCTAGTATATGTACTTGTATATGGTTCACCAGCTTGTACGGCAACGGTATCACACGTTAATTTCATAACCTCTTGGTTATGTTGTATCCTTATATTGTTATTTATAGCATCTTGAAGTGTATAATGAGCAAAGTTTGAATTTGGACCTAAATATCTAAACTTCATGTTATCCCAATGATTCTGCATTCCAATAATGCTGAACTCTGAACTACCTCTTGCAAAGTATGTCCAAGTTTTCTCTAAATAGCTTCCAACTTCATGGAATGAAACTGGACCAATTTGAAGTTGTGCTATGTTTATATTTATCAGACCAGCAGCTGCTAACCAGCCAGGCTGTACTTCATCATTAGTTGAAGTTAATAGCTGAATAAATATTGATACTTCCCCGAAGAATATAAATCCTGCAGGGTGAATTAGTCTTGTAAATGCATTCTTCCAATCAGAAATATTTTTACCAGTCTTAAGAACATATGAAAACTTTTGATAATAATAAGAGTCCTGTATATATTTTCTATCTGATAAGAAACCATTTGCTGTAGTAAACAAACCTTTAGGATATGTCTTAACCACATCGCTGTTTGCTAATGCACTTGTAAATGTTAATTTATATTTAGTTGTACTTGATTCTGAATATACTCCTTCAGCATAATCTGTACCTGGAGTTTTATATACATCATTTACAAATACAATATCGTCATCAAAAAATGCAGAGTTACCTGCATCATTATTTCCACTTACGACTGTAGGTGTACCGGATATTGTAAATGTATTCCAAGGGGTATACTTAGATTGATTAATTTTAATATCCGCAGCTTGATCCGTCCAGTCTCCATCTGATGGAACAAGTAAATCTATATACGGAAAGTATGTCTCAACTTCATCATCATATATAGTTCTAAAAAATGATGTGATTGATTCAGGTGTACCTCTACTTCTATAGAACTCAATCAAATGCTTATAGAACATCCTTGGATCTGTAGCAAAGTCTCTAGGTATAGCAATACCAATTTCATTCTGAAGCTCTGTAAGTAATGTCTCTTCTACTTCATCAATATCTCTTTGGATATCTAATGCGTTAAGATAGAATCCAGATTTGTTTTGACGTTCTAAATATAATGCATATACCTTAATGAACTCAATAAGATCAGGATATGAAGTAGCTACATGTTCCGGTATTAAGTCATTAACATAAGATGATATATTATATTTACCGATATGGGCCATTAGCAGCTAGCCTCTGTTTCGTAATCGATTCCAGCAGTCGTACCACCAGTAGCCATAGTATCAATTGTTCCTGTTATAGTTGCGCCTGATGTATCAATAGTTAGTAATTCATTTCTCATAGGTTTAATATCATTCGATGCTGGATTAACTTTAACATCGATTGTAGTTTGTCCAGTAGGAAGTGCAGTTGGATTAAAGCCATTTAATGTAACAGTTCCAGTAGTTTCATTTACCGAACCAGCATTTGTATTATATATTATTCCATTAGCATCAACGATTTGAATAATTCTTGTACCGCTTGAAGTATCATAGAAGTCTTTTAACATACATTGCTGACCACTATATGTAAATAAATTTGATGACACATAAGAACCAAGAGTTGATGTAGTACCATCTAAACTATCTAACTTTTGATTAAACTTAAGTGAGTATGATGTTGCTGTACCAAGCACTGGTATGATCTTCTTTGTCATTCTAATACGAGTGATGTTAGATAGGATAGCAATATTAGTATCGTCTATTTTCTTCATAACATTACTTGCTCTAAATACTCCACCAAAACTTTTTAGTACGTCGGTATTATGTGAGATAAGTGAACTCCTTACTGATGTTGCCAAACCTTCTGCAGTTACTGAAGCAAGGTTCGGATTAAATTTAAAGAAAACCTCTAAATTAATATACGTATACTCAGGGTCAAGAAGGACAGGAGTGATACTTACAACATTTTTAGGTTTAAGAATATTTCCAATGATTGTTTCCTTTTGTACTGTGGTTAATACATCAGCCGATAAAGGCTTGATACTAATATATACTTTACCATAATCAGGTACATCATGATCTTCACCACCCCATACTGATACTGCTTCAACGTCAGCAAATTCGTTTTTAATAATAGCTTTATAGTCATCTGGTGTAACAGCTCTGTTTTGAGATACGTGAGCAAGAGGAGCATTAAATTTAATTGCCTCTTTAGTTTCTCTTGCTGCACCACCAGTAGCTTTAGTCACAAGTGTCATCGTCTCATCGGTATTGCCGTTAAGTGTTCCTGTCATACTAAACACTGTAGCACCATTCACATTAACACCAGTAGGTATATGTGAATATTCTATCTCAACACTGTTACCATTGCCTGGTCTCTTACCAACAATGTTATCACCAAATTTAACTTCATAATGCCCGTCTCTTCCTTCTTCTAAGAAGAACACTTCACTTGAACCATCTAAGTCAACTACATTACTATTAAGAGAATAAACTTTAGCTGCTGATGTTGAATTTGAATCGGTAACTGTTACCTTAATCGAGCTTGTGTTAACATTTACCATAGGAAGTATATACGATTCGAAATTATTATTTTGGAATGTGTATGTTATACTAGTTAATACCCCTTGTTCAATTGCAACATTAGAGAAATTCCAACCATCTGTTGAATCAAATACAATATTTTCTGTAACTGAATTAAACATTGGATATGTGACACCATTAATTATTGTTTGGAATGTAGTACCTCTTGGCATTGACAAAGGCAATGGAGCATTAGCAGAATCATGATTCCATAAAGGAGTTGCTGTAGTATCGTAATTCATTTTA